ACTCGTTCAAGTGAAATACTACTTCATTTATAGTATATTCAATGTATGTATCAGGATGAGAAAAACATGCAAAAATAGTATTCTGAGAAATATCAGGGTGTCTCAGAACATCCCATGAACCAGGAACAGAATCCATTATGTAATAACCCCACCCGAGATCGTGTTTTTGCTGAGGCGTGTACCCTAAATTAGAAAAGTCTCCTTCCATTATTGTTCTACTTCCTCATCTCCTCCGTAAGTTGAATGGCGTTGTTTCATCGTCGCGTGACGTTTCTTAGAAACAATACGACCCTTTCCATTGTACATCAGATCATCTTTTGTAAGACCTCCCGTAGTCTTTTCAGCACCTCCGTGCATTACTTTTGCACGACTTCCGTACTTTTGCACTTTACGGGTTCTTTTTCGTCCACCTTCCATTTATAACTCTGGAGATACTTTTAGTTTTGGGTTTCCAGAACTCAGAGTTTTCTCTAATTTGTTTTTGAATTTCTGGAGTATAATATGTTAAAAACAATCTTGAAAAGTCGTATACTTTATCTATCATTTCTGAATAAACTTTTTCTAAATAGGGAACTGTAATTTCAGAATAATCCGTAGTCCACAGAATCGGACATCCTTTATACTTCTCTTCTATATGTGCATTTCTTTCTACAATTGGAATGCATCCAAACATCAAAGCTTCATAGTGACGATGACAATCAACGCCATTACCTTCAGGAGAAATAACAAACTTGTACTTTCCAATTTCTCTGAAATAATCAGAACTGTCAAGAGTTATATTTTTAATACCATTCTTTTCAAGGTTATACGAAATAGCATATCTGTTTACAGGAAGATGAGATCGTCTTCTTCGATCAGTTGTAGTATTCACTGCAAAAAGAACTGTTTCTGAATGATCTTTTACAAGAGATGTTTTAGAAAAGTTGTGCCAGTAAAAACAGAACCCTATTGGAAAAGGTACTTCTGAATCTGAACCGTTAGTTTCGGAAGCGTTTATAATAAATTCATGTGGATTCTTTTCAATTATTTGCCATTGTCTAAGAGAATACATTAACCTATTCTACAAATAAATTCCAAAATTTAATCATTCCTTTATATTTTTGTGAAAATCCATTGCAGTAGGCAAAATGAACTATTTTATTTTTATGATCCTTTTTTCTCCAGGGTAAATGTAGACATAAAATTTCTTCGTCTGTAAAACCGAGTTTATAATTATACTTATTTATCATCCGAGTATCTGCTAAATTTCTCAAATTAAAATACACATTCATAAACGATTGCTCGTAATAAAAATGACCTGTGTGCGTTCTTACCATTTCAAGAATGTTATCAAAATGTTGTTTCATAACAGAATTATTCATAAATCCAAATAAACCACAGTTAAAAGGTTTGATTTTATTTTTTTCAAAGAATAATAATTGCTCATCGGTGTAATTTAAAAAGGAATGAAACTTTAATTTATGCAAATTGATGTAAGTATAGGGTGTTTCATCGCCAGCATAAATTTTATCTTCAGTTATTCCGTCAAAAAAGTAATCAAGTGTTCTTCCTACCAAAATATCGGAATCCACAAATAAAATTTTTGAATACTTTGATAAATCATACTTAAAAATTTCAAGCTTTTTCATTGAAGAATTAGGTGCATTTGTAGAATTTTCACAAGAAACAATAGTTATGTTTGAAAATTCTTTTAGATAATTAGAACATTCTTCAACAAGAGATTCGTCGCAAATAACCATTACGTCAACTGTATTGCGTTTACGTAATGATTTGATTGCAAGATAAAGAAGTTTCATGTAATTAGAATTAAACCCTACAGTAAAATACACTAACTTCATTTATAATTTAGAAATAATAACTTGTTGAAACTTTATATCGATACGAATAATCTTTATTTTATTTTTGTATTCTTCCAAAAATTTATTAATACCAAGTATTGTCTGAGGCCATGCTAATATATAGTCGTCAAACACTATAAACCCACCTTTTTTTACCTTTTCAAAAGCCATACACCCGTCTTTGTAAACAAATTCTGTTTCATGATTTCCATCCACATAAATAATATCAAAAAAATTATTTTCAAATGTCGGAACTATGTCTTGAGAAAATCCTTTTTTAATTATACATTTATCATGAAGATTATAAGCACTAATATTAGTATTAAACGTTTTCCACGCTACATCTTGAAGACCTTTATATTCAGGATAGTCATCGTAATCTTCCCACGGATCGACACAATAAATTTTTGATTGAGGATGTTTGCAATAGCTTTTAGAAATATGAATAACATGTATTCCGTCGGCCACACCAATTTCAAGATATTTTATCGGTTTATTGTCATCTAAAGGAATAAAGTTTAGCCATCTTACTGAAGGATTCATATTGTAGTACCGTCCAATAGCTCTTTCAGGACGATCATATTTTAGAAAAGGTTTTTCCCATGATTTGTACATTTATATTATAAACACAGTTGAAGTTACATTCGTAATCTCAATTGTGTTTTTTCTTGAGTTTTGATTGAAAATTGTACAAAGATCCATAAAGTAAACGTCTAATTGCTGTACGCAAGACCACCCATACCGCTCATGACGCGGAGCACGTTGTAGTTGAGCGCATACACGCGGACCTGCGCCGTGCGCGAGCCCGTAACCGTGTTGAGCGAAACCGTGAGCTGGAGCGTCGCCTTGTCGATACGCGAGAAGTTGCACGTGCCAGAAGGCTGGTGCTCCTCGGGGCGGAGGGCGAACGAGTAAACGTTGATACCCGTAGAAGGCGAACGGCTGTGGTGCTGGTAAGGCTGGACCTTGTCGAAGTACGAACCCTCACGCTCCGTGAAACGGTCCTGGCCGTTGAGCTGGAGTTTGCAGACCTCCACAGGGTTCTTGCCCTCGCAGCGGACATCCGAGTCGAGGATAACCTTGGCGAGGAGGTAGTTGACACCCGAGTCGAACTCGAGAGCACCCGTCGAGTCGTACGAATCGGCACCAATCATCGTCGTGGACTCCGTTGGGCCCTGGCCAAGAGGGTTCGTGATGGCCTGCGTCTGGCCGAGCGTGGCACCCGCAACTGCAACGTTCGAGGCCTGCGATAGGAGCGACATGATGATACCTTCCGTCGAGAAGTCATCCGAGTAGTTGAAGGGCTGAGCACCACCAACCGATGCAACCCACGAGTTGACCGAGCAGTCAACGAACGAGTCACGCTGGACGACCCAGAGAAGCTCCTTAACGGGGTGGTTAAAGTTGAGCTGGATCTTGTTCGACGAAGACGTGATCGACTCGGCACCCGTGTACTGGACCTGCTCAATCAGGTACTCGTGGCTCTGTTGGGCGAAACGGCGGCGCTCTTCCGTATCGAGGTAGACGTAGTCAACATAGATCGACGCGGCCGCAAGCGACTGGGCACTCGCTGCAACAGGCGAACCAACAATCGACTCGGCGTACTGGCAGTTCTGCCACGTCTCAAAGTCGACGTTGATGCGGACCTCGTGGTACTGGAGGGCAATGAGAGGGATGGAGACACCAGGGTTGCGGCAGAACCAGAACTGGAGAGGAATGTAGAGCGTCTTGGCGGGCGTACCCTTGCGAGGGACGCATGAGATCGTCGTCTCCGACGACGCGCACGTGGCATCAAGATTAATACCCGTACCACGCTTCATGAGCACAAGGTCGTGCGTGTTACCGACGATCGAGTCAAGTACCTTGACGTTACCCGCATCCGTGGCGAGCTGCGTCCAGATCTGCATCCAGTCACCATACTGGCGGTCAATGCGCTGACCACCGATTTCAAGCTCGACCTGCTTGATGAGGCGGTGACCAATGTAGCTGAGCCAGCGGAAACCACCGCCAGGGGTGGTGATTTGGCTACCGAACGTGCCCGACGATGCCGTAAGATCAATCTGGGGAAGTACAACCTGAATGTACGTCTTGTACATGAGATCAGCGTTACGGTTGATGACAGCCGTTACACGCTTGTTAAAGTCGGCCTGGCCGTTGAACGTTACCTCAATCGACTCTACGGCAAAGTTCGTGTGGCGCTTGTAAAGAATCTTCCAGAACGTGATCTGGGGGTTGCCCGAGATATAGATATCCTGCGCACCATACGATACAAGCTGCATAAGACCACCGCCCATTTGTGTTTATGATATACTGCCAGAAAAAAATATTTCAGACAAAGTCGACCGCGCTGTGTTTATGACAAACGCAACAGATAGAGAGTCTGATCGATATCAGCGGTAATTTCGTCAACGATATTTTGCAATTGTGACTGTTTTACGGCAACTCTCACTTTCAAAAACCCACGTCGTGCTTCTTTCAAAAATGCAACAATATGTTCCGTATTACTATCGGAAGAAGTGCTTACACTAAATTTTCCAACAGGTTTATCTGTTCCCAAATAAGCTTCCACAAGTTTATCAATATTTGTTGCTAGATTCGTATGCAAGTCGTCAAGAGCTTTATGAACGGAATACCCTCTGGTAGCCCAATGATACAGCTTAACTTGATTCAGAACTCCAAAGACAAACTGAATAATCTTTTTGTCCATTATTAAATGGAGATCTTTAAATTTCCTTTCCAGAATCTTTTACTAAACACTGTTCTGCGGTCAGTTGTTATGTTTGTTGTGCTAATTTTTGCATTTGGCGTTTCACCATATAACTCTTACTGGGTGGCAATAGTTCACGATGCAATAAGTCTCTTCTTGATTCGCAATTTGGTATGACGCTTCGTCTTCCGTACCTTGCGAGTCTTGCGACGTTTTCTGCCAACGCCAACCATAAGCAGTTTCCCATTGACGGCCTGGTAAGATCTCAGTAAATCAGTAAAGAATTTATTTGGAAAAGATTGATCGGCAAATTTTGTTTTTACAGAATTAATTACCTTATCTTCAAATATTTCCATTGAAGATTTTATCCAATAATATGTATTAGCAGGATCTGAATCAACTTTCTCTTTCATTTTAACTGGAATTCCTGTGATAAATGTTTGCCACTTTTCTCTTTCACCTTTAAGCCAATATAGTTTCGCACCAAATACTTCGCCTAATCCTGCTTCTTTATATGCTTCAGAACAGAATCCGTTAAAAAAAAGATAGGCTTGATTAGGTTTATTTGCGCGCTGAAATCTAGCAATTAGACTTTTCACTTCAAGCATGAATGAAGATTCTCCGAATCCTACAGGAGCTTGTGGAAAAGCAAACGATTCAGCCATTGGTGGTGGCTCAACTTTAGCAGTTGGAACTGGAGGAAACGCAAGTAATGAAGCTGGTAAAGGTGCTCCCGACATTATTCTTAAACGTTATTAATTTCCAGAAGAGCCTAGACCACCGCCTCCACGATTATCGCGAGCTTCTGGAAGCTGAGAGGCTTCATTTACCAGAATAACATTATTGAACGGAAGCCAATTGTGCTGAACAATCTGAAACAAACGACGACCTGGAGCGATTTCAAACGAATTCACTGCAGGATCTACACAATCTACGCGTGCAAACAGTTCACCGCGATACCCCTCATCCGCTAGACCAATTTGGTTTGACATACGCAGAGGAGTCATGCTAGTAGAAGAACGAGCAAGCAAGAGATAAGGTACAGGGTTACCCTGCATATCAACTGCGGCGGCCACAACGCCAGTACGAATTTCGGCTGCAAGTTTAGAGTTTGAAAAATCGAGAGTCATTGGAGGGCAAAGCAAATCAACGCCAGAATCGGTTGGGCGACGGCCCTGGATATGGGATGCAAACATTGCACGAAGTTCAGGATTAATTACGTAGAGAAACAGGCTCATTTTATTGTAATTAAAAGAACTCTTGCATTAAAGTCTTTAGCGGTTTGAAGAAAATAACTGCACAATTCAATGCAAAAAGTTGTACGCTGATATTCATCAGAAGATCTTTCATGTTTGTGCGACCAATCATGTAATAGGCTGTAGCTCCAATAGGACTAAAATGTCCCGTCGATGTTCGGTGAATAGTGTATATTCCAAAATAAGCTAATGCCATAATTATGGGATTTCCATCACTTACAAGAAGAGCGTAAATAAGAACTGTGGTGCCCATAAATTCCATAAAATATTTATAAGTCTCCATTATCACTAACAATCACAATTTACTATTCAAATACCATGCGAGGCACGATATGCATAGCCTCAAGTTCCTGAGACCAAAGCTTTACTGCATATGGAATTGTCTTCCATTCAAATTCTGTTTCAATGCCACAGTTCCCGCACGAATACACGTTCTCTTTAATATTTACTACAGCAATAGTACCACAACCCTTACATATTCCAGTACTGAATGGATCAGAAACGTCCATTAAGCGTTCTTTAGTAAATATCGAAGCTCCGTGAGAAATCATGCAATCACGTTCCATTTCGCCTACACGAAGACCACCATCTCTGCTACGCCCCTCGCAAGGTTGACGCGTCAAGCTTACAATAGGTCCGCGAGAACGGTAATGCTTCTTGTCAATAACCATATGCTTGAGGCGCTGGTAAAATGCAGGTCCCATAAATATTTCTGCATCCATCATTTCTCCAGTTTGGCCATTGTACATGATCTCATTTCCGTGAGGATTCATTCCAAGTTCTGAAAGTTGCTCGCTTACAGTTTTAAGACTTAAATGCGAATAAGGAGTTCCGTCTCCGAACGTTCCTTTTATGACACAGACTTTTCCCATCAGAGTTTCCATAAGTTGAGCAATCGTCATTCGAGAAGGTACAGCATGAGGGTTCATGATGATATCGGGTCTCAAACCAGATGAAGTGTAAGGCATATCTTCTTCGTTCAGAATAATTCCGCACGTACCTTTCTGTCCGTGTCTCGATGAAACTTTATCTCCAATTTCAGGAACGCGTTCAGAAACAACACGAACTTTAATGAAAGGGTACCCGTCTGAGTTTTTATCGTTCCAAACTCCATCGACTCGGCACACTTCGCTATTGCGATGAACGGTTGAAGAATCTCTGAAAGGGTAACCTCCCGAATCGCTTTTTATGTTAGAAACTTTTCCGATAACAACATCGTTTTCGCGAATGTACGAATTCATAATAGGAGCACCTGATGCATTTATTGAGTTATAAGCATTGTTCTTGAATCCTCTCGTATTTTCACGCTTGGGTTTTACGAACTTCTCTTCCTTTCCTGAAGAAACGTTTCGGTGCTCTTCATCTTTGTAAATTGTATAATACAGTGTTCTGAATAAACCTCGGTCAATTGCTGCACGATTAATTATAACTGAATCTTCTTGATTATATCCTGAATAAATTCCAATTGCAACAATAACATTATCTCCAGAAGGCATTTCGTGAGTGTTGAGAATATTCATCATTCGAGTTTCTACAAGAGGTCTCATTGGTGTACACAGGATGTAACCATTCTTATCAAGTCTCTGTGCATAATTGCGAGCATAAATTCCCATAGCCTGTTTTCCCATCGCAGATTGGTAAGTGTTACGAGGAGACTGATTATGATCAGAGAAAGGAATGCTTGAAGCCATATGACCCAGAATCATTGTAGGATGAATTTCGCAATGTGTATGTTTTGTAGTTACATCTCGTGGAAACATAGAAATCATTGCAGTTTCGCTTTCAATCGGATCAATATATTCAATGCATGTTTTCACCCAATCAATCCAATTATCACTTGCAGGAATATCTGGAATGCGTCCATCAATTACTCGAAAGACAGGTCTAACAACTCGTCCTCCATCAGTATCGATATTTATTATATTTGATTCAATCTTCCAACAAACTCCCGTATACGGATGAAATCTAATGGAATATTTGGCCTGTTTAAGTTTCTGATAAATTTGCAGAGGTGTTTTTGTAAATCCAACAATTACTCCATTCACAACAATTCCTGTATCTGAAAAGGGACGATGATCGCTTATCCAGTAAATTCCATCTAGTTCTTTCAGAAACGATATAATTGTTATTGACGGAATATGCTGGGTTACAGCGGTCAACATGGATAATGATTTTACAATACCTACTGAATGACCTTCTGGAGTTTCTACGGGACACATAAATCCCCACGAAGTTCCGTGAAGTTTACGAGGAGCCAAAAGCTTTCCTGATTTTTCAACAGGAGTCTGAATTCGGCGCAAGTGGCTGATTGTTGCAGAATACGATAGACGGTTCAGAACTTGTGAAACACCAACTTTCGTAGCATTACTTGCAGAAGATGTTGTTCCAAGTCCCTGTACTGCAAAATTACCAGTAGCCAGAGCCTGTTTTAATTTACCTTCAATTGTTGAAACTTTCAAAATCTTGTAGAGATTATTTACGTTCAAAACATCAAGAGGTCGTTCTTTCTTCTTCCAATTATCGTTATTAACTTCATGTACAAACTTGCTTCGAATATCTTTTCCAACTTTCTGGAACAATTGGCGAAATAAGTGGGTCAAAAGTGCTCCTGTACTAACTACCCGTTTATTCGGATACGAATCGCGATCATCTATTTCCATAATTCCCATTTCAGTTAAAATTAGTCGTCGAATAATTGAACACAGTAGAACAATTTTACGGGCCTCAAAAGTTTTCTGAGAAATAACTTCTCCTCCGAACTTTACATGAGGAAGGAATTCAGTATCAAGAAGAGTTCGAGCATATGCAGATTTATCTTCAAGAGTTGTCGAGTATTGGAATCGATGAGTGAGAAAGGTTATTGCTTCTTCACGCGAGTAGATTTTAGCATCTGCGCACTCCTTGAATGATGCAACCAACTTCTCTACATATGGATGATCTTCACTTCCCCAAATAAGTTTTGCAATATCGCGGTCATTATCAATTCCGAGAGCTCTGAAAATTACTACAAGAGGAATATCTTCAGCAAATCTCGGGATACAGACTGATAAAGGGTATCCAAGACCGTTAAATTTTGTCATTATACGAACTTCCACTTTCTTTGGAGGAGTAGTGAATGATTCATGCAAAGACTTCATTTCTGCAGAAAAGGCGTACTTAGTCATCTTTTTGGTATGGAAAATCATAATCTGGTTATCTGCAACTTTCTCTTGGCTCAAGATGGTTCTTTCACTTCCATGAATCAAGAAGTATCCGAAAGGGTCATATGGACATTCGCCCATTTCTTGCTTTGAAAGAGGAAAGTCCTTCATTATGCATAAAGAAGATCCAAGCATAACTGGAATCTTACCTAGAGAAACTCCCTCAAACACTTTAACTTCTTCATCAAATTCTTTGAATGTAGGTGCTTTATAAGTTCGTGCAATAAATCGAATATCTGAGAACATTTGAGCGTTATATGTAAAGTTTCTAGTACGCGCATCTTGAGGAAACATTGGTTTAATACGTCCCGTAGCTTCTTGAATACGAGGTTTCATATATGTAACATTTTCAAAAGATAGGCGAAACTCATATTTGTATTTCTTAGTAGTTTCATCCTGTTCATGCCAAACTACAATTGGGGTTGTAGAACATACGATCAGTGGAATTTTATTATTAATGAAATCTTCAAATGATTCTATTTGATGGTCTACTAGTTTAGAAACCCCATCTTTCTTAAAATACGAGGAAACTGCTTTCCAATCCATAGTATCTATTTGAGGGAATGTACGACTAAATACATTTATTCGTTTTCTAATAAGAATGGACAAGATAAAAATCGTCAAGCTCGATCAAGTTTCTGAACCTCCAAAAGTTGTTGAAAAGCAGAAAGCTGGTAAACACGCCAAAACAATGAAAACGTTCCCAAGAGGTGTAATAAAACGTAGTACTGCCAAAATTATCCCAGTCTCGGATCCTGCAAAATCTCCGCCATTGAAAAAATCAATGCGTAAGCATACTATACGTATATTCACACCTCTTGGTGAAAAACGTCGTCAGAAAACAATCAAGAAGCGAGTTTCTCGAATGTCCGATAAACAAGTAACTTCTTTGATAACAAAACATAATCTTCTGAAAAATGAGTCAACGCCATCCCGTATTAAACGTGAAATGCTTGCTGGAGCAATGTTGGCAGGATTCATTTCCGACTCATAAATAACTGGAAATGGCTACCAAAATTTGGGGACCTCTTGGATGGATGACTCTTCATTCAATTTCACTTATTTATCCAGAAAGACCTTCTTACGCAGATATGGAAATACTTAAAAAGTTTATGGAGTTATTTTCTGATACAATAACATGTCCAGATTGCAAACAACATTTTCAGAGAATATTTAATTCCTACAAAACTACTAATCCATCTTGGTATCTAAGTCGACGTGAATTTTTTCTGTTTGTGGTAAGAGCACACAATAGTGTAAATACTCGAATCGATAAACCTAGAATTGCTACAGTTGCAGAATGTATTGAAACTTTTAAAAGAAATACAGCTGTAACTAGTGGAGCATCTTATAGAAATAGTTATATGAATTATCTTATCAGAAATTGGTCAATCGAGCAATCTGGCGAAGGATTTATAATGAAACATTCTGCAAAAGAACTTCAAAAAATTAATAATGAATATTGGAATCCTCGAGATACTGGACGCCTAGATATAGTTATCCCTGAAGAAGATATCTTGACACCAATCATTCATGTCCCAATGCGTCAGAACTACTTTACAGGTCATCAAGTTCAAATATCTACTAAAATACCAACACATGTTAGAGTATCATTTATATCAAAGCAACTGAAGTCAATTGGCAGGTAGGATTCCAAGGAAGAGAAATACGTGGTTTCATTTCCCAATCGTGTCTTTTCAACCACGGATTTCTAGTTTCATCATGTATTTCATCTTCGTATTTTACCTTGCGTCTTGTTCGGCGCAAAGAAGCTCCAGGCATTATAAAATGCAACTGATCTGCAACAGTAAAATTCAATCGGCCTTTTTCAACACTAGTCTCAGGATATAATACAATATCTGAGATTAGAGGGGCGTCTGAGTAAGGATAGTACCAGTGCCAATTTATAGGAGCATTGTCTTTGAAATAGAACATTGTCCAGTGAAATGTTTTCCAGAAAGCTTCTACCACTTTCCGAGTATTCAAAACTCCGTCCAAAATATGAAGTCCATACTTTCGTGAAACTAGAGAATCAACTTTTCCTATTACAGTTTTTTCTTCAGGTCTGTTACGTTTACTAATACGTTCACGAAGAATTTGTATTTCTTTTGAAGCACAGTATTTTAAGAAAATGTTTCTTCCATCTGCCGTTAAAAGGTTTGGCTTTCCACACTTTATATAAAAATCAAGAGCACGCTCGTAACCTTCTTCACGCAAAGAAAATATTCCTAGGTTAGGCATGAAATCGTTTCCAAAGCACAAAATTGAAAGAGCCATATATTGGTCGATTGGAAGAGGAAGTTGAGATGAAAGACCCCAAATATCCAGAGAAGCAAACTCTGCAGATTTGAGACTTGGATCATTGAATTCAGCCGATTCACGAAGAAGGCAGAATTTTCCAGGTTGTGAAAGACCTTTGTTCTGCAAACAAATAAGAATCAAATCAGCGTCAAGACCGTAAATACAAATACTTTTACGATCGGCGGGTTTCAGTTTACGAAGTTCATTCATCAATTTATGTTCTCCTTCTCCTGCTTCGCTCGTTCTGCTGAGAATAGCCGATGGAAACCTAGAGGCTACAGCAGTTTCAAGTTCGCGCATATAAGCTGTTTCAGGCGAAATTTGATTACGGTCAAAAACTCCCTCTTCTTTGGATCGCATGCGACGGTAGCGTTGCTGGACTATTTTTGCATAAGGAACTACTCCATCTAGAGCAATTATGACTTTCTTGGTAATAATTATATTATCAAGAATGTATGCTATTGCTTTAATGACTGACTGAATTGGATCCTCATCTTTCAAGTAACGATGAATCAAACAATTAAAATCAAATCCAACAACATCGACTTCAAGTTTTTCAACTGTCTTTGTGATTCCACGATGAGATCGAATAAGGCTTACAAAGTAAAAAGGAATGCCCATTTATCTTTAGAAGTAAGTTAGGTTAAAGTTAAAAACCCTTCTCCCTCTCACACAGAGAGCTGAAGATAAACCATGAACGTCATTCATTTTTTAGAAGTTTGAGCTTTGACACTTCCTAAACAAGCACCCTAACCTTTTAACGTGGGGGGATTGCACACGGCCCGTTGGGGCTGTTATACACTGTTTTGACTAAAAAGATTCCGTTTTTATCAGAGTAAAAAACTAGAACTGCATAATAAATGTGGTATTGGGCAGTTCTTATTGCAGTTCTTGGAGCAGTAATTTATGGATATTCTGTATCGTCTAAACTTCAACTTTCAGATAAAGTAGGATGCTCTTCGTGCCCTTCGCAAAAAAATGAACTATAATAATAAATGGATATCGTCAGTATTCTATTAAGCCTTGTTCTTTTTACGGCATTTGTACCAGGCGTTCTTTTTACATTCCCGTCGCGTGGAAGCCGTACAACTGTTCTTGCTGTCCATGCACTAGGATTTGTGATTGTTAACAGCTTTGTCATGCAGTACTATTGGGTAAATATTAAAGGCTATATTGAGACTATGATGAACTACGGAGTTACATGCCCTAACGGGTTTGTACCTAACCATGACAAGAGTGCAAATAATGGCGAAGAATGTATTCCTGCAGGCCAAGCAACATACGCTCCAACTGGAAGTGTCCCAGTAATACCAGAATCTTCGCAATAAGATAATGGAGACCTTTCGAGGCAAAAAACTTATAATTCCCCGATCCAGAAATTGGAAATCAATTGATCTTACCGACAAGTATTCGCTAACCCAGCGTCTTTCTTGCCGTGTTGGAGATAATCCACGACCTATTGACCTTTGGAAAGAACATCCTGAATGGTCACTTCAAGAACTTCAAAAAAATGTTCGAATGTGTACGTTATATCCATTTGATATTGGAATGATAGTTCTAAAAATGTTCAAACCAAAAAAATGGTTAGATCCTACTGCGGGATGGGGTGATAGATTGAGATGTGCAATTGAGTATGGATGCGAGTATTTGGGTGTTGATACTAATTCGTCAATGCAAACTGCATATAAAGCTATTGTAGATGATTTAGGTGGAGGAGATCACAAAAAGTACCGAGTTAAAGAAGGAAAGTTTCAAGATGTTCGAATTGTAGGAAAGTATGATTTAATATTTACAAGTCCACCTTTTTACACTTTTGAAAAGTACGATAATATGGCAGACTGGAAATCCGTTGAAGAATTTATGAGTGAATTTCTGGTTCCTCTTTTTAAACGTTCAGTAGCACATCTTGAAACACAGGGACATATTGTTCTGTATATTGAAGATAAACCCGATTCGCCATTTATTGATTTGATGAAAGAACATGTTAAAGATGAACATCCAGAGTTAAAATATGAAGGAGCATTTTATTACGAAGGATGGAGGAAAGATATATTACGACCTTACTACGTTTGGAAATTAGTATAGTCTTAGAATAAATGTTCTTACAGGGGGTTATTTATGCTGCTTTGTTCTTTTGCTTAGTTCCTGGCGTTCTTGTTCGGATTCCAGCGGGTGCATCTGTGAAAACACAAGCTCTTACACATGCACTAGTATTTCTAGTTGCAAGTTATGTTGTATGCAACTACGTTATGCCCGCTCTTGAAGGATTCGATAATCCTTCGACAAAAGTAATTCATCCTTGCCCCGAAGGTTACAAGCAGTGCCCAAGCGGAGACTGTGTTCTGGCCTCAGATGTTCATGGCAAATGCCCCGCATAAAACGAATTTTGTTTAACAAATACAATTTATGGAAAAATGATAATTGAATCTAGTGAAGAAACACATCCGAAAACGGGAGCCAAACGGGTCCTCGTTTACGAAGATGATAAAACATTGATAATGTTGTCAAAGAAATTCTACGAAGGTGAAGAAGATGAACTTGAAGAGTATCTTCTTCTTTATTTCGACGAAGTGATATTCGGAGAAGAATGCGACGGTCCTCAGGACGGTTAACAAAAACGGATTTTTAATTTAGAAGAAATGATGTTTCAACAACAAGATGTCTACGTTTACGCACGAGACGCTTCGAGGCCTCATGAAGTCCACCGATATACCAGAGCTCACCGCTGCCCTTAAGACTCTCGATTCTGATATCGAAGATCTTCAGGAAGTGATGGATCTCGTTAAGGCGAGACTGGATAAGACGTACAAGACCAGTGGTCTTTCGTACCGTGAGCACTACAAGCTGACCTTTGAGATCAATTTTGGCAACCCTGATGAGGGTGTGCCCGAGTATGGTCTCTACCCAAAGGTCGGGCTGAAGCGCCTGCGATTGATGCAGGACAGAATCAAGGAGTACCTTAAGGAAAATAGCAATAAGCCGCACCCAGGTGCGCCGACTGCCGAGGAGGCAGAGCACGAGCAGGATGCTATCGAGAAGTCGATAGATGCCATCGTGGGACCAAAGCTGGCTGAGCTTATCGAAGATGATAAGCGTCAGACCGAGCACGAGGAGTCCCCCGAGGAGAAGATCCACGAGCTAGTGCACGAGGACGTGACCATGCGCAATAACCTGCGCAAGATCGAGCTCATTGACTTAATAAACTCTAGTATGAGAGAGCTGATGCTCCTCTCCAATGGGCTTATCTAAAAGATAACTTTTTTACCATCCTGGTTCATCGCCTGGAAAATTCTCGGCTTTTCGTTCAAGGTATACCTTTTTAATTGACTTTGGATTAAAGTATTTTCGAATAGTATCATCAACCGTTGGAATGTCAAACTTCTTGCATGAAAACACGTCCAAATACATATCGTCAGTTTCTTCTACAAAATGGGCACAGATATTCGAGGTCTCAATAAGTTGTACGAGAGTGTATCCTTTTTTGTTTCCAGATCCAAACATCACAATTTGAGGCATACCATACGGTACCATATCAATTCTCTTAACAAGTTCGTTATTGAATGAGTGAATATTCACGGCACAACGAATCGACCGTGGGGAACATTTTGAAATATCAGCAATCAAATGGTACCCCCAGCGATTAATTGTAGTCATTAATTTTGAAATAGAAATTCTTTCTCCGCGTAATAACATAAAATGATGAAGTATGTATATCTCGCCGTACTTTTCTTCGCCCTCGTGCCTGGCGTGCTCGTTAGCCTTCCATCCCCAAGCTCATCGCTACATGTCAAGGCGGCTGTCCATGCAGTAGTGTTTGCACTAGTATGGTGCCTAGCTCGCAAGATGCTTTCGCGTTCCTAAAACGGATGTCATTAATGTCTTCAATAAATTCTAAAAATGGAGAACGCACTTCTTGAAGAATATAAACAAGAAATGTCAGCTCTCAGAAGAGATAAGATAGTAACAACTATAAAAGAAAAACATCCAGAGTTTGCAGAATATACATCTGAAAAATGTTTGGAAATTTATGATGATTGCTTTTCTCTGCGTCAATCTTTGATTGGAAGCAAAGGTTCAGGTGGATTCTGGGAGAGAATTGCAGAAAGATTGTTTTCTGAATTTGGAATGGTGCGACAATTACATATAAAGTCAAACGGAATTATATGCGAAAGTGGAGGTCATCATATTGTAGATATTGTTCTTGGAAATCCAGTTACTGGAAATAACATATCAGACTATATAGTTATTTCTTGTAAAACAAGCGCTAAAGACAGATGGGCACAGGATATGTGGTCACTTATTCATGTGCCAAAACTTTATGTCTTAATGGTCGTAACAGACGATTATCCTTGCAGTGAAAAGTTCGGAGAATCAGAAATACGTAAAATATATACCTTAACACCTAAAAAATCAGACGACAGAAAATACAAGTTAAAAATGGAGGAATTAATAGAAGAAATCAGACGGATCTTATAAATTCCCATTTCAAATAATCGCAAATCTTCTGCCAGATTTCGTCATGGGAAATAAGGCGGTCGCGACTTTTCAGCAAAGGAAAGTATACTTTGTATTCATCTAGTTCAAGTAGTTCAAAGAATTTATAGAGAATGTAAGAATACGAAAGAAAGTTTGTTCGGTCATCGGGACAATAAATCAAAAAAGGAGCCTGTATTTCTTGAAACATAGTTCGTATTTTTTCTTCAATTTCGGGAGTTATGGTTGGAGGAGGATTACCATTTAATCTAGAAATAATATGGGTACCGTGTTCATAATATTTTGATCGGCCGATCTTTTTTAAAATTTCACGTATTTCTTTTTCTCCTAGTTCTGCAACGTTTTGGATACGTCGCTTTTTAATTTCGCAAATAACTTCGTTCATAACTTCCACGGGAATGATAGTTGATTCCTTTCCTTGGAACTGGTTCAAGATTTCGTTAAGATGGTTTATTTTCTTGTAAGCGTAATTATTTCGTTCCTTAGGAGGATCTCTAAAAGAAGGGATGTCAGAAACAACTAGCATGTATTCTTCTGAACCACATGAAGGGCAAAATAGAATACCTTCTTCGGAAGATTCTTCTCTTGCAATATTGCATTTTGCACAATGTTCGGTTGGTGCTTCTTTTACTTCAACAGTTCCCGTATTAAGTTTCATACGTGACGAAAATTCGTCAAAAAGAGTTTTCTTGGAACTTCCTGATGTTTCAGCCATCAAAAACTTTACGAAAGTTTTCTGATCAGCAAGATTAACATAACTATTTTGCTTTTCTCCAATACCGTAATATTTCAGCATGATGTCTGCGTTTTTCAAATAATAATCTACAACTGGAGATTTTGATTCTAGTTTTTCAGTCAGTGCTTTTTGTTCCTCTGTTAGTTTCGAAGCTTTCAAAATATCTTCTAAACTCGTAGTTGCAGTAGATAATTCTTTTTCAATCTCTTCAAGCCGTTCTTTTATTTTGGAAGGATTGTTTTCTTCATACTGGAGAGTTGAAACGATTGTCTGATGCATTGAGTCCATCGTACCAGACATCACTTTTTTAGAGAAAGGTGTATCACGAACTTTTTTAATTCGAAATATATCATTCATTTTCACTTACTCTTTTAAAAACTTTAAACGTCTATTTCAGCATAAACAGAAAAACAAGAATACCGATGCCTACGAAAGTAGGTATAGGAGAAACGCCTGAATAGTTTTCAAATGATTCAGTCGTACACTGAGACTGATCAACTTGCGTGCAATTAGTCGAACTGTAATCAGGGCTTAAACTTGTAGTCAAAAAACGAGCAGATGCACCAGTAGTTACATCACATTTATAACACTCGCATTTAGGAGAAGAATCTGCCATTAAAGCATTCATCATGTACATTGGATTAAGACCTTCAATATCTCCAATAACTCCAGGAATAAGACCGTTTATTCCCGAACCAATTTCACTCATTCCTGCAGGAAGAATACCTCCAGAAGGTTTGTTATTGATATAATTGTACCGTGATTGCGAAGAACCATCAGGAGCAATACAAGTTCCACCCGTGTTTACAAAAAACTGGTTTCCAAGAGGAGGATCTCCATCAATCATTGTGGAAACATATGTTCCAATCCCGCTCAAGTTAGTTCCAAGTTGACTAAATGTTCCAGCAGTTCCTATCCCAAGAGAAGATGGACCAGGAATGTTATCTACATAACTGTAAGATGGACCCATCATATCGGTCTGAGCACTATCTGGATTATTAGAAATATCAGACCAAAGCGAGTTTGAGCCTAGATCGCTCATTATCTCTATTATGCAGAATTAATGCAACTTGTTTCTCGAATGTCGTGTTTGAAAGAGCACATGGTCTTTGTTTGAGAATAATGCGACGAACGGTTTCAAAAGGAAATCCAAACTTACGACACGCAAAGAGCAAAGCCATAAATCCGCTCCTATTAATTCCGCACTGGCAATGTACATAAATTGTTCGGGATTCAGGTTCTTCCAAATATTTGTTAATAGTTTCTTCAAAGAGAGGATACCATTTCATAATATCTTCACTTAAACTGTCAATAGCTTGTAAACAAATATAATTGGAGGGATATTTCTCACGAAACCAACTGGGACTGTCCTTATCAAATGCGCAGTTGATTACGTGAGTTATACCGTGCATTTTCACAAATCCAGGAGTCAAATAAATTCCAGGTCCAAATAGAATTCGGGGATGTATTTTAGCTGGTGGTTCATTTGCCCAACCACTACGTTTATTCAGCCAGCTCATTGCTTTCTTATTACAAATTAGTTAATTGAAAACGAAAACAATTTAGTATAGTTAAATCTCAATAACAAAATGGCGTTCGAGACGTGCTTTAGGAAGGGATTTCACTTTCACAGGGCAGAGATTTCGAAGCATGGTAAGGTGATTGCTGAGTCAAGGAATAGGATAGGGTCTCGTGCTCGCGGATGCGGGTGGGGAGACCAGACAATTCATGCAGAACGGGCAGTCGTGAAAGATCTAGGAGATACTTCACGACTTCGCGGGTGTGTATTGAAGGTCGTCCGCATTACGCCTGATGGCAGAATTGCCAACTCGAAGCCGTGCGAAAGTTGCATTAAATTCTTAGAAAAGTGCATCAGAAAGTATGGGCTTCTAAAGGTTCTTTACTCAAACGAGCGAGGATCCGAGAGTTCCTACAACATAAGCGATGGCCACTGCCACTGCCGCTAGGATAGCGGCGCCCATGTACGAAGGCACACCGCCCGACGTATAAGTGTTTGGAATATACTGCAAGATGAGACTGCGAGGTGTCGAGAGCGACACAATCATCGCGGCCAAGAAGAATCCGAAGTACATTACTAAATTTTTAAATGCATACCGAATCGTGCTAAACATATGTGCATTGCTTCGAAGAGTTGCTGCGGGTTTTTGAGCAGGTTGGGTTATAAAAGGATCGACTCCGCCCGTGACAATAGGTGCAAAAGTAGTCGACTGTGGAAGATTTTGAACGGGTCCAGATCCAAGAAGGTCGCTCAAATCGGTTGCTCCGTCTGCCATCTTTGTTTATTTAGAAGACGGTAAATCACACTGAGTATCCTCCGCAGTGTATACATAGCACTTATTTCCAAACTTGACTGGTTTGTTTACGTAATCAGATACGCTAGATTCAAGCTTGTATTTGTAATGAAACGGCTTGTGAAAAAACAAGACAGTGACTCCAAGTCCAATAATAAACGAAAGAACAGGACCCGCTTTTTCACTCCTGAAAATTTCAAATATTTTAAAGAGCATCTCTTATTATGCGCAGGGAACTTCTTTTGCATTTAATTGAACACATCCCAGCGGTGTATTGAACTTGTTCTCTTTACCTGGTTCTGGAGTTCCTGTTTGAATTCTTGGAGGAGGCGTGAATACCGAAACAACTAAGAAACCTACAACTACTCCAACAAAAATCCATAGAAGGGATATCATATTGCACTTAACCAGTTAAATAAATTTTAAGCTGTGCGAATGTACATTACACCCGTAGCATAATCAATGTAAAAATCTCCAACTCGAGAACTTGCAGGCGCATAAGTTGCAGGAACACCCGTTGATCCAAAAATTAAAGTACCACGTTCACCAGCCGAATCAAACACTAAATTGCTAATATTACCTCCTACTGACCAAGCTACATCCAAGAAAAAGGTCTTATTTTGCATTCTCCCCAAAATAGCGGAATCTGTTACCGACAGAACTACATTGCTATCATACAAAAAGTTAATTTTTCCACCATCATATACGATCGATAAAGGTTTATCAACCGTTATTACAATTATAGAACCCGTTGATCCTCCATGATCGTATACAGGGTATGCAAAAGGATAGTTAACATACCATGCAACAGACGGTTCGGAATTGTTGAAATTAGAAACATAATTTATACCAGTATCGCCTAACCCAGCAAGTAAAACTTCAGTTCCTGCTGCGATTCCTAAGGGAAACATAAGAGACATTGAAGCCGAAGGATATCTTTGAAGTGATCGAATTACGGGATAATAACTACCAGTTTGTCCAGTAGAAAAAAAGCTTCCTGCAGGCGTTAACGTTGTTACCCATTCAGGAGATGTTCCAAAATAAGGCGTCCATGAAGCTTGACCTAAAGCACCAGTCGCACCCGTAGCACCTGTAAAACCACTGTTATCTCCTGTAGGACCGCGTTCACCCGTGGGACCAGTTGCACCCATACCAGTAGCGCCAGTTGAACCAGTAGCACCCGTAGAACCATCAGCACCTGTAGCGCCCGTAGCACCATCAGCACCTGTAGCACCCGTTTTACCATCAGCACCTGTAGCACCAGTTGAACCATCGGCACCTGTAGCACCTGTAAAACCACTGTTGTCTCCTGTAGGACCGCGTTCACCCGTGGGACCAGTTGCACCCATACCAGTAGGGCCCGTAGCACCATCAGCACCCGTAGGACCCGTAGGACCCGTAGAACCTGTGAAACCGCTGTTGTCTCCCGTAGGACCGCGTTCACCAGTGGGACCTGTGAAACCAGTATTCGGACCCGTAGGACCTGTAACACCTTGCAGACCTGTTGCACCAGTCGGGCCGAATAGATTTGTTACGGACGCCCACGTCGCCATTTAGGATTTTTTTAACATTAAAATTAAGAAAGTTTAACGTATAGCTGTCCCGTTTCTGTGTTTAAGAAAATATCACCGATCGTTGGATTTGGAATAGGACCTTGAGGGTTATCAATATCAGTTCCGTAATAAAATGCACTGCCTCGAACACCCGTAGGTCCAGTAGGTCCACCTCCCGTAACAAATTCAGACCAATTTTCCTCAGCGTTCGGACATGCTCCAGTATTTACATCACGACTTTCTCCTGCCAATAAACTGTACTGATAATATGATCCAGAATTTCGTGTAAAACCTCCAGCAGTATAACCTGTTTTCACAAACACTAACATACCTTCCTCCAAACGCTGACCCGTTATATCTGTCAACCTGCTTCCTGATTCTCCAGCAATTGAACGCAAAGAACCTCGAAGTTCAGCATCAAGAACTATTGGATGAGACGCACTTGCGCTCCATGTACCTGGCCATAAGTTTCTAGTAAGGCCGTCATAATTACCCGCCATTTATGATATTGAGACATAAGTTGTTCCTGGTTGCAGGGTTATACCATATAACGTGTAAGAAACTGCGGAATAACCTGGTGGAATAGGTGTTGGAACTAAACTTACAGAATTTCCAGTTGTCACAGAAACATCGCTCAAAAGACTAGGGCTAGCTCCAGTTTTAAATACAGTAGGTTGAGAAAGACTAGATCTCAATGAGAACCAAAAAACGCGAGGAGTAGCATTTGGATTTGAAACTGCTTGAGTACTAAATGTAACCGCTTGATCTCCTAGAACATTCACATTTACAGAAAATGCAGTTCCTGAAACAATATCTGCGACTACTGGCGGTGTTCCTGCTCCTACAGTAAATATCCAGAAGCTAGGGTAAGTAAAAGTAGCCAAAACTCCAGACGTAGCTGTTAAAATAGCAGAATAAGCCGTTCCAGTTACCGTAGCAGATCTATTAAATGTTGTAGTTGTACTTACCGAACGTGTAATGCTAGATGTATTGTCTTTGTGAATAGCGCTATCAAATGTGAACGTTCCTTCTCCAGAAGCGTTGCTAATTGTTCCGCCAATACGTGTTATAACGTGTGAATAATTAGAAGAACTATTCATTCCTGTAACTGTTAAACTGTAAGTTGTAGAAGAGTACGAATCTAAAAATGTTTTGCCAGAAAGCGCTACTGTACTTATTGCCGTTGTTGGAGTCATCCAATTAATAGTCCAAGATGTATTATCTACAGTATATACTGCTTCAGGACTTGTTCCGATTTTATATTTAAAAGTTACAGTAGCAGACGCAGACCCTCCTGTTATTGTAGAACTTATTGGTCGAATAAAAGCATCGGCATCTGTTGAAAATGTCTGATTCCAGCTAACTCCTCCTGCAGGTGTAGACGAAGGTGATCCTGCAGTAAAAAAAGAAAGAGAACTAACTGTTCCAGCTGTTTGAAGAACACTATTCACACTGCTAATATATTCGGATGGAAAATCAGCGGGATTATTTACGGTTACACTGAATCCTGTAGCAGGAACATCCCAATTCAAAGAGTTTGAAGGAAGACCACTCGATGCAAAAGTTGGACTGAATGTAGATAACACAAGTATAAATTGCTGGGCTCCAGCGGATCCGCTAAAATAAGCATCTCGGACAGTTTTAGTAGTTGAATTTTCATAGTACCCTGTCAAAGTTCTCAGTTCTTTTCCTGACTGCTGAGAAGGAGTAAAAATAAGAGGTCCAGTAGATCCTGCCGAAGAAGTTCCGACATAAGGCAGTGCGTTCCATAAATTAACACCATCACCAACTTTCATCTGACCCGTATCAAGTTCTACACCAGGTTCGCCTGCACGAAGTTTTGGATTGATAATGGTCCAATTTGATGAAGTGTTTCTTCGTAATTCAAATCTCGCATTGCGCGTACAAGACGCCATCCTTAATTTATAGAATTAAACGTTTCCATCTATTGCAAAATCAGAATTATTTCCATCAATAATACATTCACCACCGTTACCATCGTAAATAATCTCGTCGCACGTATTGCAGTTAACAACACGGCCAAATCCTGAAAGAATGAATGCCTCCACAGCTCCAGATGTTGTTCCTTTCGTATGAGTTGATTCTTTTATTACCTTTGCACCACAGCACCAGTCGGGACGATAAGTCGATGCAATAACTTTTCGCCTTGCTGTTTCTGTATACAAAGATGCATCCCCTGTTTTAGACTGAATTAGCTTTTCCTTCCCAGTCGACTGATTGAAAGGAAAGTCCATCATATTTGGCATTTTTTGAACTTCTTTTGGTTTGTAAGAAAAGTATCCTGCAACTCCAAGTATGAGAGCAGATACAATCAAAGTAATTAAATTTATCGTCATTCCGATTGTAGAATACGCAGAATTCTTTGAACGGTTTCTAAATCATCGCCTGACCATGTGATTATTGGAACCGCTTTACGTTGAATTCCCTGGACGTAACTCGGATCCCAACCTCCACAATTCACAATTAAGTCTGCATTTGAAAACATACCGTTCCACGAGTAATAATGTGATTTCCAGTCTGCTTTTTGGATAGATGTGAAAGTTGTATAGAATATTGGAGAATGTTGCCAGCAGGCATTAAGCAGAGAAGCCTGGTTCTCACCTACTAAGACTACTTTTTTTTGCTCCATTAAGTAAATTATACCAAAATACATTTAAGTCATTCGGTTAATAGTTGCGAAACCAGTTGATGCTACTGTTTTTCCTGTTATTTCAACGAAAAAATCTGAGCCACCATTTCCTGATACAGTTACTGCAGTAACACCTGCTTCGCTAAACGTGCTTGAAAAGTTCATTCCACTAAATAATGGAGGGTTAGTGGGAGGAGTATTGGCTACAA